GTTTCCCAGTCACGATCACCGGGGGGCCAAGAAAGCTATTGAGTATGATAAAGGGCTAGACGCAAGCTTAACTGATGTCAATATCACTTATAAGGAAGTGGATTAATGGCTATTGTTATGAACTTACCTTGCCCTGCCTGCCAGAAGAACGGGGCTGACAAACATGGTAAGTACCTCATGGTGTTTGAAGATGGTGGAAAGCTTTGTATTCACACTCACAACCACAACAACCACGAGCGCTACTATGAGCCACCGGATGGCAAAGACCCTGTGTTTGACCGTGAGATAGATGGCAAGGTTCAGTACTCCCCTGAGCAGTTCCGCAAGCTGGAATCAGATGGCAAGCTGAGTGATTCTTTTACGCGTCATCTTGCAATGTCTGGCATGAGGATGAAAGACCGCTACGAGATTCTGACAGCTGAAGAACGTGCAGCAGTTGAAGATGAGTGGCGCATGGATATGGAGTGGTTTGATGGTTTGTCTATCAAGTCACTAGCTGACCGTGGCATACATGGACTGATTGCTAAGCTATATAATGTACGAGTAGGGCATGATGAAGTTGGCAAGGTCGTCCGTCATTATTACCCAACTTATGATAAGCAGCTTAATCTCATTGGAGCTAAGTGCCGTACACTGCCAAAAGAATTTATGCTTGGTCATCTTGGTCGCCGCTTTGGTGACACTGCAATGTTTGGCCTGCATACCCAGCAAGCTGCTCTAGATAGCGGTGTCTTCCGTAAGGGTAAGATGGGTAAGCTGCTGGTAGTTGGCGGTGAGTGTGATGCAATGGCTGCACAGCAGATGCTTATCAAGAGTGTCAACAAGCTTGAGCAGTGGAATGGGCTTAAGACCCTTGATGGTTTGAAGATACTGCATGTATGGTCGCCTACTAAGGGTGAGACAGCCCTTGAGGAGATTGTCAGTAACCGTGAGTTCTTCGACCAGTATGAGGAGATTGTTTGGGGCTTTGATAATGATGATGTAGGCAACAAGCTGAACTTAGATTGCTCACGCTTGTTCCGACAGAAGTCTAAGTTCTTTGAGTACCCAACTGGATGTAAGGATGCTAACGCTTGCTTACTTAAGGGGAGGGAGAAAGAGTTCGTAGATGCTTGGTGGTCGCCGTCAGATGCCAGAGTTAAGGGTAAGCTGAGGGAAGCATCTCACTATGCACAGCGAGCTAAGCAGCAAGTAGAGATGGGACTGTCGTACTTCTGCGATGCATTGAATATGATTACCTTCGGTATCCGCTTGCGTTACTTGTCTGTGTGGGGTGCTGGTACTGGTGTCGGCAAGACAGAGATTACTACCCAGCATATCACCAGCCTCATTAAGCAGAGTAAGCCAGTGGTAGCTATCTACCTAGAGAACAGCCCTGATGAAGTCCTTAAGATGGTTGCAAGTCAGATGGCTAACAAAGATTTCATGAGTCCACCATTAGGTGAAGATGAAGACTACGATGCATCTCGTGATTACACCCAAGAGGAATTAGACGCTACAATAGATAGCCTAGTAGCAACTGGCTTACTTATCATTCCAGATCTTGAAGGTGGTAAGGATGTACGAGTTATCATGGAGGTACTGGAAGATGCTCTAGCTATGGGCTACCAGTATTATGTAGTAGATAACCTGACAGCCTTTGAACACTACGTAGATGGTAAAGTTCAAGTAGGTGTAGCTGCTATCGATGAGACTATGAAGCGCATTGGTACATTCAAGGATGAGCATGACGTTAACATTATGCTGCTCACTCATTTGAGTAGACCAGAGAAAGGGCGTGACCCACATGAGCTTGGTGGTGAGGTTTATATCACTGACTTACGTGGTGCTGGCTCTATTAGCTTTTGGGCTAATGGTGTATGGGGTATTGAGCGTAACACTCAAGCTGAGTCCATCAGTGACAAATGCACTACCCTTATCCGTAATCTTAAATCCCGTGGCGTAGGCCACAAGGTAGGCTCTACAGTTGCACTCCGAAAGGATATTACAACTGGTGAGTTTGAGCATCTTGAAGGTGTTCATGAGCTTCCTCAAGTTGGTAGGAAGAAGAAAGAATCTAAACGTGACCATATGGCACAAAACTTTATTAACGATGCAGAATCTGATGGAGAGTTCTGATGTTAGGTAATCTTATTAAGTTATTTGTTAACATCCAAGATTTTAATGGGGCTGGGTCAGTTTGTGAAGCTATCTCATCTAGTGATGATTGCATAGGTCTTAGCTGTATTGACTGTCCATTCTTTTCAAATGAAACACTAGCAGAAACCATTAAAGAGCTTAAGCAAGCTCAGGAGAAACAAGATGTCTGAAGTAATCTTAAACGTACAAGTATTCCCTAACCTTGCAGTAGAAGGTGAGCAGTTCACAGTAACTAAAGTGATGGCATCAGCTGACTGTGGTGACTTTGGTTACTCTAGCGAGCGCATTCTTGTTGATGACGCAATCAGTAAACTTAACGGTATCACTCGTGAAGATGTAATTGCAGCCACCAAGCGTGAAGTACTTCAAGAGCTGACAGTATCCTTAGTAGCTAACGGGGTGCTGTGATGGTAGCTATCCTAACTAATGCTAACGTTGGCCTCCAGATGTCTGAGCTGGAGGCTCGTGCTCGTGCTGGCGACCCTTGGGCGCAGGCTCAGCTGACTAAGCAAGCTATGGGCTTTGCTAATGCTGTGCAAGCTGATGTCCGTGATGGAGCTGACATGGCTGACCGCAAGGATTTGCTGATTATCAATAGCTAAGCCACTTAGGTGGCTTTAGTATAGTGTACTAGACGGGGTTAATATGAAGACTGTATTCTTTAGTGCTTGCTTTATACACAAGCAAGTTGGTGCTCAGGTAGCTCAGCTGTCAGGCACTTGTGATACTGACGCGAGTGGTGATGATGTGTACAAGTGGGTAATGGAAACTTGTCGTCAGTGGTATATAGCTAATGGGAAATATTGTATTGACAATGTAAATATCCACTTGGTGGCGCCTAACAATATCTGAGGCTAATATGTTTGACCAAAGATTATTAGATTATGATGTCCCTGATGAATCTAAGCTTTTAGCATCAGTTACCGGCTCCAGTATTTATTACTATGATGGTAAGCAAATAATCAGTAGCAGGCACTCTACCTATATTGATGACCGCCACAAGTGCTTATCCGTTTCTGCACAACTAACACTAGATGACGGTTCAACAGTGACAGTAAGTACGTTTGATAAGCCACTACCTACCAAAGAAGTACCACGCTCCTACCTTAAGCATGTTAACCAGAGGATACTAGAGGATAGCCATAATGCCACTGATTAACTGGTTAGTGGGTGTGCCACTCACAATCTTCTACTTGATTGTGTTTGTTGGTATGCCTATGCGGTTGTTACTTATACTACTCAAAGAGGTTCGTAAACTATGACTGTTAAAGATACAAGCTGGAAAGCTTACCAAGACATACTGCGTGGCGGCATAGCTGCTACTCAAGCTGAGAAAGTCTTGCAGGCTATTAACTACTACCCTGAGAAGGGTGTGACAAGAGCACAGCTGTCAGCAGCTTTAGGTATGCCTATTAACTCTGTTTGTGGGCGCGTCAATGAGCTACTGAAAGCTGAGGTAATCTATGTGGCAGGTACTGGTAAGTGTCCAGTAACTGGTAGGACTGTTGAAACCCTGAAGGTGGTTGAGTATGAGTAACATTATTGCAGGTGCTATTGATTTCCAAGAGGCTCAAGAGGCTAAGGCCAAGAGCTTTAGTGTAGAGGATGTCCTTAAGAAGATTAAGGAGCATACATTCAGCTGTGTGGTAGCTGGCGGTTATTGTCGTGACGTGTTTCATGGGTGGCACATAAGGACATTGACATCTGCATGTATAACTTCCATAAGCATAATAGAGCTGAGCTGGTCCTTATGGGTATGCTGCTGAAGTGGTTACGTGAGAATGTAGCTGCTGAAGATTTGACTCACCACCAGTGTGAGTATGATGATAACCGCATTGAGTTTGTGTGGCATCTCCCGATCGTGACTGGGAAAC